GCTTTAAAATTAACTCTAAGCGTATCTCCACCACTTCTTACGCCTTTAACATCAATATAATTTAACTCACCAATACCTTCCATAATTAAGTCAGCCTCAACAACTGGTCTTTCCTCAAGTAGTGGTGCTGCCTTATATTTAATGCCATTGTTATTCTCCATTAGATGCCTTGCAATAAGTTCTGCAAATATTCCTAACTGAGAAATAGAGTGTTCTTGCTTACCCCTATATTTTTCTGTGTTTTTATTATAAACATCAGCAGACAACATACTCCTTACCTTAGCAAGTTCATCAGATAGTTTGATGAAAGTGCTAGGATAAGTTGTTTTTTTCCATTTAATCATTAGAATGGTAAGTCATCATCTGTTTTTACTGCAGATTTCTTAGCAGTAGTTGGCTTGGAGTCTTTTGGTGGCTCATAAGTATTTACATAAGCATAATGAGTTGCACCCTTTTCAGATGGTTCTCTCCTTTCTGAAATCACCATAGAAACCCAACCATTCTTTGAGTTTGCTTGTAGTTCATCCATCTTAAAGTTAGCAACCATCATTGTACCATACTTCGTATCAATATTTTTGATACTACTTGGTAAGTAAACCTTCTCTTTCTTGTCTGTCATTTTTTGATTTTTTAATTTTATATAATTTAGTTAATGATTCGCTGATTTGTTTTAATTGAGTTTCTAGTCCTAATATTTCTTCATCCACCTCAACTTCAATAACCCTATCTTCTACTCTTTTAAAAGCATCAGTATCTTCTGGATAGTTATTGTAAAAGAACTCAAACTTTCTTGTATGGTGTATAATAGATGCATGATGTAGGTTTGTTACTCTGCCTATCTCACTAAGAGTTAATCCAAACATCTCTCTTAATATGTAGATATACATTCTCTTAGCAAATATAATGTTTTTCTTTCTACTACCCAAAAACATTTCCTCCTGTTTAATGTTATAAATATCTGCTAATTCTTTTGTAATTACATTGTGGTAGTAATCACTAAATTTTAATCTTCTTCTTCTCATTTTGTTATAATTTTAATTTAAGTCGTACACTATTGTATCAACTATGTCTTGTGTTTTTAATCCAATAAAGTCTGCTAATGTTTTAGCGTGAATGAATCTAAGTGATGGTGGATTCTCTATAAACTTTCTACTTGTAGCATAATTAACTCCAAGTATCTTACAAAGTTTTAAATTAGATACACCATATATTCTTAGTAGAGCCTCAAACTCATTTCTGGATTCTCTGATTTGTACTAATGTATATTTATTTGTCATCTCTCTTTATGTATTTTTCAATCTTAGATTTCTCAACTTTAAATTTAGTTTTACCAATATGATAAAAATCTATAAGTTGTTGCTTGTCTAACATCTTCATCATATCATCCTCAACAATCTCACCCAAAAGGTGTTTCTTGTTCCATATAATATAAGTGTAGGTTTTTAAAAAGTGATTAAAAATCTCTATGTCCAAACACTCCATCTTTGCACATTTTTTCCCATTGTTTTCTTGTGTCTTTTTCATATCTGTTTTCATATATTTTAGTTATTATTTCTTCTGCTTCTAGTTCTGTTAAATCATTTATTCTTCCTAGAATATCAGATTTCATTGTTTCTGTAAAAGATGTTAGGTCAATGTTACTCTCAATGATAAGCCATTGGGTATCTGTAATACCACTAGGCTCACCATCAAGAATATTATCTATCCAATCATCATTCATTAATCTACAATCTCATCCTGACCAAATACTCCTTGCTCATAGAATCCTGCAATTTTAAGAACAACTCTACTCATTGCTCTCTTTTCTGCCATAGCAACAGGGAACTTCTTACCACCTCCCATTAAGTTATTGTCAGATGCTTCACCAAAACTCATAGCGTTCTTAACCTCATTACCAACTTTCATTGATGCTGCTGCTCTTAATACGCATATTCCTTTTTCTATATCCATATTGATTACTTCATAAGCAACTGTAATATTGTTTCTTGATACAATCTTATCAATTCCAGTTCTTGTGATAATTACAAAACCTCTCTTGTCTTTGTAAATATCTTCTTCTACTAAACCATTCTCTTTGTAAAGCCTTCTTAAAGCCTCTTTTCTTGTTTCTACGATTGGCTCAGGTTGTTTTCTTAGTTTTTCTTGCATTGTTTTTTTTGTCATTTTGTTATTATTTTGGTTATTATTATGATATTGTCCTGCAATATCGGTTAGTGTGTTAATTTCTTGTGATTGCTCTTGCATTTTCATTTGCATAAATTCTTCTTTCATTCTTCCCATAATTGTTTATTGTTTTAGTTATTAATTGATGCAAAGATATAAAATTGGAATTACCTACCAAAAGATTTTTAACAATTTTTAGATAAATGTTTGCCTACTAGGTAAAAACTATTATATTGAGAAGAATAAAACTATTATAATTAATAGAATATAGAACAAAGATAGTTTAGTTGAATCTTTAATTTTCATTATAAAACATTAAAAGTAATGCACCAAACGAGCCACTTGACCACTTGTTTTTTCGTGAAAAAAACCTTCAACTGCTTTTAGAACACCAGTATAACCTTTTCTTGAGTGCCAACTATCAGTTCCTGATGGAGAACGCATATACTCTACAGTAACTCCTATAAAGTCTTTAGCATCTCTCCACTTATGTTTAACTTTGTGATGTAAATGATGTAAATACCAATATCTATATTGAGTTTCACTCCACATTACTGGCTTTTCTTGAGCCATCATTAAAGGTAAGTTTGCCATCTTAGCACCATCTCCATGCTCTAAGCCAATCAAGTTCTTGCCATACTTATAATACTTTCTATGTGCTACACTAATATCAAAAGTAATATCTCTGTCGTTTCTGAACCAACTCTTTAATGCGTGTGCTAAATGAAATCCACTTTGATAATCGTGATTAGACATTGAATGAATAACATCTACAGGCGCTATCTCTCTTAACATCTCTACACACTTAACATATAGTGCTAATGCAACCTCAAAATGTTCCCACCACTTACCATCTACATCTTGTCCTGTACCTGCTGTAGTTTGATTATATACATTATCAATATGCAAAACATCATTACCTATGCAAAATAATATCCTTTCTACCTCAAAGCCATCTGCCTTATATATAAGTCCTTCTAAGCCCTCTAAAACACGCATACAGGCAGTTTCAACATCATAGCCATCACCAGTTTCAACTCCATTAGCATACTTACCTATATGTATGTCTGCAGGATTTATTACTAATAGATGATTAGCATCTTTGTTATCTCTTTTTACTGAAGGGTAATAAGGTGAGTGATTCTCAATGAAGTCGCTAATCTTCTCTAGCATATCATTTTCATTAGCAGTTATATCTTCTTTGGTTACAATGCTAAATCTGTATTCACCACTAGCAGATTGCCAATGCTTGACACTTACAACATCATCTTTATTTATACCTCTTTCTGAAAGATGTATGTCTAACGCTGTGTTTCCATTAATGTTTGTTGTGCTTTCTGCTCTGTTTTCATAAACCATCTCAACTTCTTCTTTTGATAGCCTAAGTCTTTTACCATATTTCTTCATAGTTTTATGTATTGGTTATGATGCAATTATACAAAAAAAAATGCTTGTAAAATACAAAAGTGAGATGTTTTTAAACATCCCACTCTTGAAAACTATAAACAATGAAAACAAAAACAGGCACAACCCTCCTAGTTAATGCAAAGATAATTATTTTTTACAATTACCAGTACAATCTCATTGATTTTTTTCAAATACAGAAAAACATAAAGGTAGTACGCCTAATCCAGTCAAGATTAAAGCATTAGTATCAATACCATTCTTCTCTATGTATAAACTTGCAGCCAAAACAATTACACCACTTATTGTTCTTTTGCTACTCCACTTACCTTTAGAATCTGCAAAAAGTTCTTTAACTGCTTTAAGCAATTCTGTTATTGGTTTTACGCCACCTTTCAGTAGCATAGACCCTATAAATTTCTGTATCATTATTTTTTCTTTTTATAGTTAGGAACAACAGCATCAATAATAGAATCTAACCATCCAAAGATTTTGTTGTCTTTTTCTGTTGGAGTTAAATTAGTAACAACTTTCGCAAAAGCCATTATTCCAACCAATAATTCTAGCCAATTTTCTGTAATAAAATTCATAATATATATTTAATTAGTTAATATTCTGTTTAATAACCCCAAATACAAGGGTTTGTTTTGTCCTTATCACAATCAGTATGTATAAATTTGTTTTTAAAATCTATACCAAATCTTTCAAATCCTGCACCTCCCAGACCTCCCATTATTAGTGCTAAATTTTTACTGTCTATAAACCTGATGTCAGCAGCAATACCTTTAATATGAGATGAGGTTGGATTTTTCTTAGATAATGGATGTTTCTCACATCTATATCCACTATTTATTTTAAATGGAACTCCTGCAATTCTTCTTGCTCTATCCATCATTTCTAAGAAATCACTATCAATGTAATTAGTATTACATCCACACTTGCAATTAAACTCACTTCTTTTAAAGTATTTTAATTCCATTTTATTTTTTGTCTTTAATAGATTTGATAATATCTTCAAAAAAACTTTCAAAATCTTCTTTAATTTTATTTTCAGAGTCAATTTGTTCTAACTTTTTTATAGCCCAATTTACACCTGCATCTCCTCCCCAAGCATCCCACATAATACCTCCACATCCTTCATCATAAGGAACATCCTTATGTTGTTGGTGTCTTTTAAATGAAGCCATACGAGCAATTGTATCTCTACTTAAACTATCTCTGTTGGCTAATTGTCTTGCACGAGTCCATCCTACCTGAGTTCCACAATCACTACCATTTTC